CTTACCTGAGCATTTTTTCCTTGCTGAACTGTAATTTGTGGTTGATGCTGGTAATTTAAAATTTCAGATGAACCATATCCAACTCCTCCGTTTTCGATATGAACACCCGTTATAGATCCTCTAAAAATAGGTTCTATTTCTGCTTTAAAGGTCTCTAACCCAATGGATGAAATTCCTACCTCTCCAGAGACAGTAACTGCTATATCAGGATAGTTAAATACGTGAGTTCCTACCCCAACAGATTCTAAATTAACATATTGTTTAGTTCTATAGAAAAATTCCTTATCAGAACTAACCCCAACAGATGATAACTTAAATGAGTTTTGATCAATTGTTGTTACATAATATTCCTGATTAACATTAAGTCCGGTAACTGGTGTTCCTACACAAGTATACTTAATTAACTCTCCTGTATTGTAATCATGATTGGTGATGGAAATCGTATTAGTTGCAGTATTGATTCCTGTTGCAGCAGGAGCAGTTTTCTTTTTATTTTCGTATCCAGATCCACCATTAACAACATTAATTGCACTAATTACTGATTTTTTATTTACTGACTGAAGTGAGTGTCTACCTATTCCAAAATCAGTTAAAAATACGGTGTTTAATCCAACGATAGCATCTTCTTGTGTTTTATGCAATCTAACTGTTGTATTATCAATTACAGAAACAAAATAAGAAGAGTTAGTAACTATACCTGCAACTCCTTGCTGATCACTAGTTTTATAAATGACCTGTTCTGCATTTCTAAACTTGTGATAGGTAGAAAATCCAATCCTAGATTGTGTAGAGGAAATACCAACAACAACCTCAGCAGATACAATATCTGTGGCAAACTCAGGAGCATGATCAATTAGTTTCATGTCAACTTGACATACCGCTCCCTCTCCATTTCCTCCAGTAACCTTAATCGTTGGAGTTGACAAATAATCAAATCCAGGATCTTTTATCATTACCTCTCTAAGAGAACCAGAAACAGATAAGTGTCCAGTTGCACCAGTTCCAACAGGGTCACTAATTAAAAGATTTGGTACATTTACAACGTCAACATTCCCTCCTGGAGACAAAACATCTATCTTTTCAATTTCACCATATGCAATAAAATCTTTTGATTTGTAGTTTAATATTTCTACACCATTTACCAATATTCCAGTAAAACCTGGTTCTGTTTCAGTTACCGTTCCATCAGATTCTGGATCGCATACTTCTCTTAAAATCTTTTGTGGTTTTAATGTTTTACCATAAAACTCATATGGTTCAATAACACTATCTGTTATTGTTACTTCTGTATCTACAGAAATAAATTTAGAATTGTAAATGTCATTTCTGCTTTTAGCAAATTTTAAAGTAAATCCATCAACTCTTTGAACAAAATACAAACCATCATCAAATAGTGCAGTATCTCTAACAGATCTGGTTGCTACAGATCCATTACCATCAATATAACTTTGACTAACTGTTCTAGCTTTGTAATATATTGCGTCTCCAGTGTAGAATCCATGCTCAACACCAGGTGATACTAAAAATGAAGTTCCAGAAAAAGTTCCAGAAAATTTAAATTGCCTAGGAGTTATTTCAATTGGTTGAGCATTGTAAGTTGGAAGTGATGGTGAGGCAACCACATAATTTCCATCATCATTTTTGAATAATGCATCAACATCTGTAGAAAATTGTTGAATTTTTGGAAAATTGCTTGAAGATCCTTTTTGAATTCTTCTTTTAATCTTTTGGACAGTATCTTCATTTAAACGTCCTTGTCCACGAATATTAAAAGTTTTTTCATCAGAAATGCTTACAATTGTGGACTCTAATTCTGTACCATCATTTAAAACAACACCGATCTTATTTCCAGGTTTTAAATAATTTTTTACATTTAGTGTAATCTTGTACGTATAATCGGAAATATCAATTAATTCTACTTTTGATACCTTATAGGATGGCGAAACATTATAAAACCACTTATTTGTTTTAAAAGTGCTTTCGTTAATCCCTAAGTCAGTAACTCTAGCAGTGGTTTGTCTTTCTGCAGAAATAACATTTTCTGGTATTTTTACATTATCAAGAACTGATGATATTCTAACTCTTATGAGTTCTTGATTAACTGATGATCTGCCATATGCAAAAGTGTTAATTCCAATTGTTGCTGCGTCAGATATTTTTGATGTTAAGTTAGTAACTCCAAAAAATTGTGTTAATGATTTTGATGTATATGAGACAAATCCAGTTGTAGTATTTTCATACGTTACATACAGTTCTCCAGTGCTTCCAAATCCAACTGTAGAGTCAACGTCGATGATAGTAGACCCTGCAGAAACATTTCCGATAACTTTAGTCGATGCCTCTACAACAAAATTTCCGTATACTGATCCATCAACTCCAACGTCTCTATTATATCCACCATCATATCCAAGACGATAGTAAGATTTACCATATCCAACTTCGATTTTATCAATTGAAATTACTGGAGCATATGCTTTATTAGAACCACTATCAAACTTGTATGCATCTTGATATAAAGTTGCATTATCTAACTCTTCTGGATTACCAGAAATTGCTTCGACAACTAATTCATTTACAACTCGATAATTTGAATTAGATGGTGTTAAAAGATTATCTGATGGTCTTATAACGGAAACATCTTTACCATATAGTGCTTTGAATAAAATTTTGAAAGAAGTATCAGTTCCTTTACTGAGGTAAAAATCTTTTGATTGTTTTATGAATATATTTTCATTTAAATCACTTACTAAAGACCTATCTTCTAATCCAGGAAGAAGTTGATGCTTTACCTTAAGTAAAAACTCTTTTAAGAATAAGCAACTTAAATTTTCAATAGTTACTCCAGCATCATGATCATCCGCATCATTTGATTCAAAAAGAACTTCCTCTTGTTTGAATTCATTTCTGTAAGATGTTATGCCAACAAATCCTCTAGAACATCCTGTAAAAGAATAATCAGTTTTCCCAGTATATGTAATTACTTCATCTTCAATTTTTAAAAGTCCATAAGTATCAGGAAAACCTTTTGTTCCCTCTGGGGACTTTCCAGGATCGACTTTGATTGTATCATCATAAAATGTTATATCCTCTGCAAGAACAACACTGTAAGTCAGATTAGTGTTATTATCTAATTTTATGTACTTATCAATATTCTGAATCAAATCAATTGGACCACCCTGATACTCTTGACCAAGATAATACTGCTTTAGAAAATCAGATACTAAAGGGTAATCTTCTCGCACATATGCGGGAAGTTGACTTGCGACAATAGCATTAAACTGAATTCTACTTTCTGACATTTTATGAATTTATCGTCTTAGTATGTGGGTGAACTGGAAGAACTTCCTGATGTTGATATCGTACTGGTTGATGTTGTAGCGGTGGTTGTAGGTGTTGCTACGGTAGATCTACCGTTTGCTCCTGTGGTATCAAGTGATGCGGTTGATGAAGGACCTCCAGACCTGACTAAATTGCCATTTGGATAACTTGATGATACTAGGTAATTGGATGCTGAGGGATCCAAACCAGATGATATTTCATCAATAACAGTTTCAAAATTACTCCCACTTATATCTAGTTGCAAATATAAATCCTGTAATCCGACAACATCATTTGAATGAGGGACTGCTTCAATTTCAATTGTGTCAACACCGTCTTTTAGTTTTCCTGCAAGAATGTTGACGGGATTTAAAGTAATAACTCCACCTGCATAATTGATCGTTCCAACGTTACGTCTGACGATTGTTGGAGATTGAGATCCAATTGTTGGTAAAGTAAAGAAGAAAATAGATCCGGTTATTCTATTAGTGTCTGGAACATCAGACATGTAAACATTTTGAGAAATTCCTGCTACTCTAAATGCTGATGATTTTATATTATATCCGTCCATACTCTTAATATGGAACTCATTGCCAAATCCAATTTGATACTCTGCAAAAGTATTTAAAACAACTCTCAGATCTCTTCTCATTCTGACAAGAGTTATGTTAGATGTAACAGCTTCGTGGCTATTGTCAATTATGTTCAAAAACTTACTATATTTGAATCTTGCACCATATTGATTCATCTCTGAAGATTCTGCATATTTTACAGCATTATTCTGTACAATTGTTGATACTGCAGTTGCTGATGGGGCTAAATTTGAATTATAATAAACCTTGCTGTCGAGTTCCAAGTACAAATACTTCAAATCAAGGATTTCTGGGACAATTCCAGCAACAGCATATTTTTTTAACTTCAATTTGATGTTTTCTTTGATCAAATTTGGAAGAAAATCACCAAATCTGGGTTTAATACTGATAAAAACCTTTCCATATTGTGGAGGAATCAGTTCTTCACCACCAAAAACAGAAATTGACTCCGTTTCTGGATAAATTTTTGCTGGAATCAAGGTTTCATAGTCATTTGCAGTCAATGCACGGTTTTGTGAGGCATAAATTCTTGGTGCATATTTCTTAATTGACTCAACAGATTCAATTGGTTCTCCTCCAGACGCATTTATACCCGTTGCAACAGCACTGATGCCAGAAGTTACTGTATATTCTTGAGAATTACGAGTATAAACTAATTTTCCGGCATATTTGAATTTTGATACTCCATTTGCGGAATCACCACTTGATGTCATATAATCAATAGTGATAAAATTGTTATCTTCTAACTTATTTCCAAAAATTCCGTCACCAAAAATAACTTCATATCTTTCATCATCCGATTCTTGAAGATAATATACTTTTGAATCAGATTCAACATCAAATAAACTGTCTTGACGACTATATTTGACAGTTCTGCTTGATTGTTCGTTTGGTCGAACTGATACTGTCATTAAATCAGTGTCAATACCAATATTATCTAAAATAAACTTTTGATTTGGATCTCTAGCATTAACAGTGAAGTTAGATGTTAAAAGAGATCCCTCATAAATTGATATATTAGTAAATGATGCTGTATTATCAAAAACAGGAACTGTAATATCCTCTAAAATTGAGAAAACATATGATTGTTTTCCAAAAGAACCTGATGAAGTTGCAACAATTCCCTTTTTAAGGGTAAGATTTGATGGTGTTGGGGTTATACCTTCCGTATTTACAGAAAAACTTATAACTCCTCTTGCTGCTTTTCTTGATTTTGGTAAATATCCAATATTTCTTGCTAAAGAAACGACATTTTCTCTTAATGTCGCACTATCAATGAATACTTCATTCGCAACCATGTTGGCATTGTATGAAGTAATATAGGTATTGTATGCCAAAACGTTCAAAATCGTTGAGAGGTTAGACCCCTCAAAGTCATAATCCGTAAATTTAGAGTTTTCTTTTAGATATTCTCTAAGAGTTGTCTTAACCTGTTCAAAATCCAGGTTAGCGAAGTTGGATAATGGCATCTTTACCTAGTTGGTTGCAAAACAAATTGTAATTCTTGTGGTGGAACGTCAGCACCTATGATTTCATAGATGATTGTTACATTAAACTCATTGTTATCAAAGTTTGGTCGGACATTTACTCTTGCTAATTCAACTCTTGGTTCATAATTTAGGATAGATTGAGTAATCTCTTCCCTAATTGTATTAGCAGAGATGTTGTCTAAGTTCTCAAAAAGAGACCTGGAGATGTTAGAACCAAAATCATTGTCAAAAAACCGTTCTCCAGGCACCGTAAATACAATATTTCTTATCGAACGTGATATTGCGGTTTCATTTTTAAGCGCAATCAGGTCATCATTCAGAGGATTTCTCTGAAATGTCATACTAAGGTCCTTAAAACCTTGACTAACCCGTTCTAAAGGCACAAAAATCCGGCGATTATACCTTATTTATTAAGGCAATTTTGAATTATCTACTCATAAAGAGGTTCTGGATTCGTTTCATTTTCAAAAAATTCAGTTTCTTCGACAGAATCCCGTTTTTTGGGTGTCAAATCGTCATTTGCAATCTCACGAAGCATTTTTTGATGCTGATGATTGCCCAAATTGTCTAAAAAATCGTGTTCAGTAGTCATCCGATGATGTCCTTGTGTGAATTTTCTCTTTCTTTAGCAGTTTTCCAAAAATATTCGTCCTCACGACCCATACCAAGACGTTCAAAACCATTTTCAACTTGATAATATTGAGTCGAAACCTTAAAATCAGGTTGTTTTGGTTCAACAGGTGTCAAACTATTGTCATAGATACGCATTCTATTGTTAGGATACAGTGCATACTGTCCATTTTCAAGTTCAATCAGGTTATGTGACTTATGTTCTGCAGGATTTTCACTAGTTGCATAATCAATCACTTCAGGATCCTGATGGTAATTATCTATAGTACAGATGTAAGTGCCCTTCTGAATACCAAAGTCCCTTGTGTACAGTTCATAATCCATACTACCAATAAACTGCTTCGTAACTGCAACTACACCATAGTCCATACAATTCCAGAACTGTAGGTTAGGAAGATCCATATCGGGGCTAGGAACCTCTGGAGCAGACACAAACGCACTGATAGGTAGTTTATCATACATTGCCGCATATTCCGGCAAATACGTCTCAAAATAAAAAGTGCGCCCAGGTATCGACTTACACGATACCCAGACGCCTTTAACAAATTCACCATGACCAGATTGATGATCAGTGAGATATTCTTTTCTTACCCATACTTCAACTGAAGGAAGGTTACAGATTAAAGCAGCCATTATGTATTAATGTAACTGCTCCTATTTAACGACCCTGACCACGATACTTCTTTTTTGCTCTGTTACGAGACGTTGCTGAGTAAAGAGTATTCTTTCCAGAACCTTGACGAGTTTTCTTCGGTTTGCCGGGGATATAACTTCCCCCTTTCATCATTGCCATAACTTTTAATTTAATACGAGAAACGAGGGGAGGGACCGAACCCCTCCATACAGTCTATTATATCAGATAACCCGAGTTTTTTCATGACCAACACGAATGCGAGGGTCACACCAGATCTCAAATCCTGCTTCCTTTGCATCAAGACAGAATGAGACATCCTCACCACACATGTCCTGTACATTTCCACTCTCAAAGACCTGCATCTTAGGAGCAAACCAAGGATACTCAAGATTCTCAAAGACACCGTTCTTGATCAATACCCATCCAAAACCAGTGTAGTCAACAGTAAATGGTTTCTTTCGTTTGGAAATGGATTCGACAGTTTCGTGATTCATCACTCCACCATTCTTACGGAAATCATCTTCTTCCAACCAGTGTGCGACAGAAGTTGTGTGTCCATCTTCAGTGGCATACCATCCAGCAACTACTTCCTTCTCTTCACCTTCTGCATTGATTGCAAGATCACACAACTGCCAGAACTTGTTTGTATCAAAAACAATGTCTGAGTCAATCCACAGTTGATAGTCATACTTCAGTTTACCATCCCAGGGAATTTGGTTAGGTCCACGCAGTACATTTGCACCTAAACACTTACAACGTGCAAAGTTAACCATAGATGAGTAGTCCTGACTGATCTGGATACTCATTCCGTTCTGAACCATGTCAAAGCACAGTTGTACAAAGTTCTTCAGAAAAATGAAAGAACATCCACGACCAGGAAGGCAAAACACAATGGTCTTACCTTTCATCCTCTCCTTGATCGCAGCAATATCCCATTCTTCCTTTTTCTTCTTGGGGGCATTTGCCTTAATAGTAAATCCTTTTGCCATGTTTTTGAAATTACTTCAGTTCAATTATAGTACGGTGTATGTATGATGTCAATATCGGAAACCTAGATCGGTTTCCTCTACTTCACTTCGTTCAGTATGAATCACTTCCCTCTGGTTCTGTCGTATTATCCGAACGTACTCCAAGGGGGCGATAACATTCCTCATATGACAAATCCTCAAGTTCATAATCGGTTTTCATTAAACCAACCATGCCCCTGAGGCTCTCCCATGTATTATTAAATTGTTCCTCAGAGAGATTGTTATATAAACATTCTTTCTTTGCGTAAATGTGATAAACCTTTTCCATAAAAATTTTTTGTGGGAAATTTTTTTCCAAACACGAAAATGATCTTCGCATTATATATCGAGGTCGATCTGTCACCTCTGTAGGTTAGGGTAGTTAGGGTTTTTTATATACGGGGGCAACGCGACGATAATAACAATAACAAACAAATAATAATACTGTGTTATTACTAATACTGAACGATTACGATTGTTCGTTATTACTAATACTATAGCACATTTCGGTGATTGTGTAAAGAACTGGTGGGGGGCAGTTCGTGTTACTTAGTGCCCCCACGGTTCGTGTTACTTACTCAGTCAATTCTGTACTCCATGGTGTTACGATTGTCGCAAGATTCCCAGGTTTTGTAGAACGAATCCCATGCACGTTCGTTATCAACAAAGGAGGAAATGTCGAGCATCTCACATACCCAATCGTATGCCATATCTACGTCGGCATTTGTGTCATTAACGAAGGCACACATTTGCCCCATAGTGTCATCCCAAGTGGACTGCATTTCGGGGGAGATTGTGAACACTGTGACGGACATGATTGACTGACGGAAAGTGTTAGTGGAGGGTTGAATGTGATCCCCCTCCGATGTGTACACAATAGGACATTTTGACCCCTATGCTTATATCGTGTGACGGAAATCTCACTGGCACACTAATCCTACCAGAATCAAAAAAATGTGCTTAGTTCTTTATACAAACTACCCTGCAATTACCAACGGACAGGTGTACTCAGGTCCTCTACGTAACTATCAATAACCCTCTCAGATCCTTCCAGTTCAAAAAGATCTTCCCAGTGAATCTGATACGGGTCGAAGTCATCCATCACCTCTAAATCCAGGGTGATTCTATAACGTTGCTTCTGTGCCTGACTGATAGCGACTGACATGATTGACTCCGTTGGTGATACTTAAGCAGTATAGAATGTCTGAGAGATATTGTCAATCTTCCACCTGTTATTTATTAGAAGGACTGATAGTTTTTGCGTGTCAATCCCCACAAAAATTTATATCGGGGGTCTTGACATTTTCTGCGAGAGTGTGATAAACTGCTGCCCGAGATCACTACTCTCAGACACATTTAAAAGGACATAAGTTGCGACTCTCAGACACATTTAATTGAGAATAAAAAGACCCACAAAGTAACTACAAAGACACCCCAGATACACTGCTGAGTACATCAAAAGAGAACATTCTCAAGAACGATATAAACAACGCATATACATTTAAAAAACCTTTTTTAATATAAAAAAAGCATAATCTTTATATATTCGCATAAAAAAAGGGGGTTTTTATGCCCCCTTACATGTTATCAGAAGTTCACAGGTTGACCACTGAAACTAACTGCATCAGTGGTAGATTGTTCGGGTTCATTCTCAACAAGAGAGTCAAGAATTGCGAGCAGATCATTACCATTCTTGGCAACTTTCAGCATACCGATCATTACTTCCTTGGACATGATTAGAAAAGAAAAGTGATAGTTTGGTTTGGTTAAATCTAGGTCTTACGTTGTGAATCAGTCACCCAATTCTGTACTGCCTAGAGTGTTACTTAAGTGAGATAATTATTCAACCTCATGCACACCTGCTTCCATAAGTTTATTGAAAACAGACTGAATACAATCGGGACAAATATCACCTGCTTCGTTCCATTCATTTCCCTTAATCACGTCATCAAGAGCATCAGTAATTGTCTCCCATTCTTCCCAATTAAGTGTAACTGTAGCAAAAGAGGATTGTGTGTCAAACATGATAATAAAGAAAAAACATTAGCAGTTTAGAGTCTTACTTAGGACTGACAGAATCATGCAGTGAGAATCATACCATCAACAAAAGGAATGACTTCAATCTGATTAGTTTTTGCATTGAAGTAGTTGACGAACCACTCAAATTGCTTCTGGAAAACATACTCACGTTTGGTTCCGCAAGTATAACCAAACTTACCAAGAATTGCGTTCAATCGTGACTTCGTAGTTTTGGTCTGATGATCACCATCAAACAGTGTCAGAAAATCATTACCAACCTCAGCAATTTTGTTGCCGTGAAGACGAACAATAGAGACGTTGTTTTCTTCGTTAAAGTGAACAGAAGTGTTGGCAGATTTCCAGTCCTGTTTGTTGTCGATGGCATCAATCATCTGCTGTTCAATCTTACGCATGATCAGAAATGTTTGGGGGGGGGGAATGTTGTGGTCTCTCTTGACCACTTCTACACAATACATCATTTTATAGGTTGTGCTCATTTATTGTGCCACTTGTATTTGTGGCACACAATCTTTACATTTTCTAGGGTAAAATTGTCATGCTTCAATAAGAACAATTTTTTCAGGATATCGAACAAAAAATCCATCCCTTCCATCGTGTCCCATAGAATGTTCTTTAGGAAGTAAAGAAGAAGAGAAACATGGTCTCCATGAATAATCGTTTGATTCAAATACTGCAAACCCTAAAACTCCAACACACTTCATCATCTCTAATCCATGCTTCTGAGCATTACTTTCAGAAGCAAATCCCTTCTCTTCAATGTTCCACCACTTGTTTGAACTTTCCTGCCCAAACAATACACAAACAAAGGTTGAATTAGTCATGATGAAAGATTGAAGTTTCAACTGTTGATACAATACAGGATTTAATCTGTTTTGGTGAATGTTTGTGCCACTAGAACTATTGGCACAGATTCTTTAGAACTCAACCTCCCAATCTTTATCATCAATAAGTGATACCCAGAAATGATTTTTACCATTGGCAGATGTTAGAAACACCCGATCACCTTTGTTCTGTTCAATCACACATTCGGGTTGATTTTGCATCAAATTAGAAAACCTGTTTTTTGCTTTTTTGGATTTTGGTGTTACAAATGCAGTCATGATTTTCAATGAGAAACTCCACAATGAATCACATCTTTATACCTTTTGAAGATAGGATTCTGGACAATCTCCAGAAGGTGTTTAGCATCACTGGCAAGCATATCATCGGTGTTTGCTTCAATGTACTCCTCAAGAATTGCTTGCAGTGTGATACGATCATCCAGTCCCATATTGTACCAATAAGGTTGATAACAAAGGGCATTGATCTGTTCGTCAGTGAATGATGCAGTCATGATTGTGTTCCTTTGACTTGAGATAACAATACATCAAATTAAAGGTTGTGCTCATTTATTGTGACACTAGAACTTGTGGCACACATTGTTGTTCACTACTGTGGAGAAACTCACTATAAAGAACTCCCTCTAAATCATATGCTTGTTGTTCTCTCTCATCATCGTCAATCAGTCCTTGCTCGTTTTGCACGACGTGGACAAGTTCATGGAGCAAAGTGATAACATAATCTTTTTCACTCAATTTGCTGTGGATCTGGATGAATTGCTCATCACCGTTGACCTCAGTGAATCCAAAAGCATTATCATCACTTAGGTCAGTGTGAAATACTTCAACATCACTGTCAATCTCATATTTGGTTGTAAAGAACTCATACACACTGTGAGTAAGATTGAGATGGGGGGATTTACCTGAGACAAATAACATTTTCAAACCTCCGTTAATTCTTGTTGAAGCAGCATAAGTTGCTCTTCAGTTACTTCATCAAAAGTGTGCCTCCGAAGTGTCAAGTCTGTCAGACCATTTTGCTATCGCATCATAACACTTTTTGTAGTCAACAAAAGTATCATTGAAATTGTCAAGAAAGTGAAAAGAATAGTTGATGCGATTCTCGGGGATTGAGAGATGTTGTTGTGTCTTTTTATTCATGATCAAACATAGTGAAGAGCAAGTTTGATAATTTGATCATCCTTGACAATAGTATTCGGACCAACTTTAGTCTCAAAATTGTGATAAACAGTCTCGGGATTTTCACCCTCAAAACTAATAGCAGAGATGAGATCAGTAGACATCTCTTTTACCGTAGAAATGCCACGGTAAGTTGCATCAAACTGTTCTTCAAGAATGTTGAGTGCTTGACGGAAAGTGATGACGTTTGTGTTGTTCATGGTGTGTTCCTTTGACTCTTATAGAATACATGATTCTGACCGTTGTGCCAGAATCATGTGCCACCTTGTCAACTGGTTCAACAACCTCCCCTTTCTTTACTATTAAGACCCAAAGTCTCATCGAACTGAGTGACAGTAACTATCTCACCAGTTGTTGTAAGATAGTCGGTCTGAATGTAATCGTGAGTAACATTAACTTGACCCACGATTGTTGCAGTTGCTATCAGAAACTCAAGCATCACTAACTTCCTCCAAAAGTTCAGGATAGTAAGCATCAACCTCTTCAATCAATTCATCGACAGTGTACTTGTCAAGATTATCATTCAGAGTATCATACACAAACTGTTCCATAGTTTTCCAATCCATTCCATCAAGAATTGATTTCACATATGCTTCCTGGAGTTCATCACGGTCGATGATGTTGTCTTTAGTCATTGTCATTTAGTGGGGAAGTTTTTGCAGACAGCATCACACAGAACACGGATTAAATCATCACGGTCATCACAATCGTTGATGTCAAAGTTTTCATCACATTGATATGATTCAACAATAGAATCAATGTCCTCCATGAGTTGTTCACGGGCAGTCAACATTTCAAGGTTGTCCATCATTTTTGTGTGAAGATAAGATTTGATAAGTGACATAAACTCAGCAAGATGCGGGCATGTATTGTTGTGGTTCAGTCAGGAAATCTGTCACCTGATAACCATGAATGTCCAGACGAGAATTGACAGTTTCAATCATCTCTTTTTTGTTGAACAATCGCATGGATTGAGTTTCACCTTTGAACTTCAAAGTGTAGACAAACTTATCAGTCAGAATGGAATGTGGACGAAACTCAACAACCATAGAATGACGTTTGGAAGTAAGTTGCATAGGGTGAACTCCTTTGACTCTTATAGAATACATGGAATCCCCCGCAGTGGGGGGAATTGGGTACAGTTCAGAGACTGGCATACTGCTCAGTCTTGTTCATAATCCATGCAAGTTCCTCAATAGACTCACAGGTCTCATTCAGAATCTCGTAAAATTCCATGTCAATATCGCCACGATTGTAAAGAATCTTCAACATCGTGGGCAGGTCAGCATCCGTCAGGGTTTGACGGGGCTCCCAGAACTTGAGACGCATAGGATTCAACTGTTAAGGTGCATTGCGGGCGGGTCTCCCCTCCACTCCTATAAGATACCGCACCCCGAAACCCCGTGCGGTATCGGTTGATACCGTTTTTGATATTAGTTTGGGTTTTTTTCATAACGAGACCGAAGGACGGGTTCTCTAGGTCATCCAATCCGTTCCCGATGCAGGAAAAACCTTAAATGATGCTAACCTCCGATAATTGGGTTGACGCCTATCACCTTTGCCCTAGGATTGCGGGCAGTTGCTGTTTCTCTTGCATCACGATAGTTGCTGGCATAAACTTCTTCAGTGAAAACTCTGCCACCAACGTACAACTTAACTTCCCATTTCATAGTGTTTGAAACTCCTGTGCTTCCTTAACATCAGAATCATAATACTTTCGGATGATGCTGTTAATGTATGGATACCAGGGTTCATTACTACTTGGATACCCACATTCTTGTGCTTGACGTAAGAAATGTAGGATGCAAGTTTCTTCACCTTGAGTGAAATTAACTCGGTTGAGAGTGTAACCAGTGTTCATGATTTTCAGTTAAGAATGTGACGATAATCAATCGATTTAACACACCAACCTGTCGCACATGTGATCTCTTCGATGAGATCTTCCTCGTCAGATGCTTCCCAAACTCCTTCTAAAGTTTCATCAATAATTGACTGAAAATATCCTGGTTCTTTATCATAGGAAGCAGAATCTTCAAAATCAAACTCAATTTGTGTGACTTGGAATTGCATCGGTTTGTAGATAGAAAGTTTGTTCAGTTGGTTGATAGTGTCAGTGAAAAGATCGTTCATCAGAGATACAGGAACGAACCGTAAGCATCACAAATGTGAGGATTATCTGCCAGTTGAGTGATCAGATAACGGACACCTTTTGCAGGTGCTTTGTATGATGCAGGTTTGTAACATTCACCAGAGTTCTTATCAACGAACATCCAGCAAGAACGTCCCCTGATTCTTCCTTCATCACCGACAAGATAAGACCAAACTTTGATATATTTGCGACCAACTTCATACTCAAGTTGAGTATAAACAGAACGACCAGATTCAATAGAATCAACCTTCCACTGATTGTTGAGCACTTCGATCAAACATTCAGTGAGATATTCTGCCTTGTATTGTGGAGCACAGAAAGTCATGATGTTGCGAATGTGAGTGGGGTTTGAGTAAACTGCTGTCATGGTGTGTTCCCTTGACTCTTATAGAATACACGAAAACGAGACCGAATCAACCGATAGTGGACAGTTCTCTCAACCGTCCACTCCCTCTCGCATTTGTTTAACAATAGCACTCAAATCTTTTGCTACATCAGTCATCGCAGACCGCGAATATCCTGTAGCATAAGGATAACCTTGATCCTCATTTTCAGGTGCTTCATAACAAACATTGATCGCACTATTCAGACGGTCAATGATCATTACCAGTTGGTCATCAATAGAGAAAGTGTTCATCAGTTGGCACATGCAAAACGACCATTGTTAAAGTTTGCATGAGAGAATTGCTCACGATTAACTAACTTGAACATGCCATAATCGTTGGTGCGAACATAACCTTCGCCACCACATTGACGGTTGCCAATGTATGCTTTAGGACCATTATTACGGCAGAGATAAAGCATATCCTCCTTGATTGACTTGACAAGAGACCACAAACGCAATACATTCACGTCGATTTCATTCACAAATGCCAGTGCTTCTAGCGTCAGGTCATCAATATCCAAACCAGCACGAATGATGCTGTTAAGTTGTTGCTGAATCTGCTGTGATTGCTTGTCACTCATGAACTCACACAGCATTGACATTTGACGAGCGAAACCAACAATCTCCTCAAAATCTTCATCAATCTGCCATGCACGGGGTTGCACGAACTTACAGGTCTCAGTATCATCAAAAGGATAAGATTTGTCAATAACAAAAGCATCCTTAAGTTGACCCGTCACAGTATCATAGAATGTATGAGGTGCGATGATAATGTTCTGGTCAATTATTTCATCAAAAATGTAAGTAATCGTATTGGGGCAAAAAGTATCATCACCACCAAACCCAATAAAATCACCTTGAACAATCCCGTCGTAATCAGGAAGGCAATCAAAACAATGGTGTAATATATCAGCAACAACCCCAGAATGGTTGCGATCAATGTCATCATGCGTTTCATTGATTTTGATCTTTACTTTATTGAAGACAGATTTAGTTCCGACAAAAAAGTTACCAGTTGCAGGATTTGTTCCCCAAACAATAGCAGGAGAACCATCAATTTTCACGGAAAGTTCACTCTCAGCGAGGAACCAATCAAGGACAGAAAGATCACCCGTCAGGATAGAATCTTCGGGGTGTTGGAGATGCGTGTTTTTCATGATTTAATAATGACACAGAATGGGGCAGAAATCAAGTGGTTGTGTGCAGGTTGTTCAACCGTCACATCAACGATTACGAATCCAGTTCTTTTTTGCTTCGTTAATAATATCACTCAAAAGAATATCTGAACGAACAGGATTTACCTCTCCAATATCACATTTGTAGTAATCTCCAAGTTGAAACTTTGCGAAGACACCATCTCCCTTTTCATAATAACGAGACCGTGCAACTTCATCCTCAATAACAAGAACTTTATAGTCATTTTGTTCCCAACCACCAAGGTCAAGAACAATCAGTTTGTTAAATGTTTTTTGCTCTTGAAAATCTTTCAGAGTTTTCTTGTCACCCTGAAAGTTCTTCATCTTTACATCTTGTGTGTTGTGTGGATTCTTTCCACGGGGAGAATAAAACAGTTTCTTTCTCATCTTAAGTTCAACTGCTTCCCCTTTATATTCACCGATGATAGTAATTTCTGCCCCTGTAGCATCAGTTCCTTCACAGATAAAATCATATCCAATCTGATCTACGCGAAACAGTGGAGAAAACTCTGCAAGTGCAAGTTCTACAGAACTGGAGACGATAAAGTTATCAGCACGGGAAGTAAATCCAGGATCATTGTAAAGATCCTCCACAACACCAAAAACTTTGTTCCAATCAACTTTTGTCTCAAGAAGATCAATTAAGTTCATAGGTTTGTTCCGTTGACTCTTTTAATATACAGGAATCAGGTGGGCATGGTTAAGTTGGTGGACACTTTAATGAACTGGCACATAAAGTGTGCCATATTTGCCAAAGTTACTCTTAAATCGGTCAAGATCTTTGCCAAGATATACAATAGCAGACTGAAATGGTGCAGCACCTTTACCTTCACCAAACTTTAGTCGTTTGTTGACAGCAATCCACGGATATTTGGTGATTGCTCTCCACCATTTGGTAGAAACATCCAGTTTGATGAGAAGAACCATTTCTGTTGCATTTCCAGTTTCATACTGGAGTGCAGCATAAGGAACCCAGGTTTTAGAATCAGAATAAGGGTGATTCATAAAAACCTTTCCCATCCACGGATGTGCTAAACCGTTCGTTTCTTCAGTATAAAGAACCTTGGCAGGTACGTTGGGATTGTTGATGTCATTACAACACGGGTCAGTATCAATCTGCCCGTCGAAGAACTTAACAACATCACCAACAAATTCTACAGGAGTATTCCAACAATCGGTACGATTGCCCGTAGTTGCTGTTAGTGCCTTGAGTGCAGTTGATGTCATTTGATAACCTTTTTTCCGAAGTCTGCAAGAAGATAAAATGCCATATATTTGTCTTTCAATTCAACTCCATTATAGCACAGTGGTGTATATTCACCATATTTATTCTTGGATGCTTTAGTGCGAATTTGCAGAAGTTTATTCGGTCCAGTGATAGTGTGCAGTTCACTGCCTGTTGCATATGCTGCTTTAATCTGTGCAGCAATGTAACCATAATCCTCTGCAAGTTCTTGATAGTGTTGTGGGTCAACTTCTTTATTAAGAAGTTCTGTGCCCACATAATCGTTGTTCCTAGTAAACCCAACGTAAATGGTTTGTGCAAGTTTCTGCCCGACTTTGCTGTCTTCAAACTCAACAGTTCCGTCAATAATGTCGGACAGACAATGCTTTAGTGAAGTGACTGCAATAGACTCACCAACAATGAAAGTTTTTAACTCACCATCAACAAGGTCAGTCAATTTGCTGCTGTTAGGGATACCCAATGCCAACTCAATCAGTTGACCGCGAGAACCTTTGTTCTTTTTGGGTTTACCAAACCCACGAAAATCAGTTACCTTAATTTTGGCAACTGCTTGGATGGTGGAAAGTTTGTCGGACATGATCGGATGCCTTTGACTCTTTTAATATACATGAAAACCATCCCCTGTGGGGGGATGGTGGACACTTTGACCAACTGGCACACCTTATCGACGAATCTCCGAGATTGCTGGGAGTCCCTTTTGGAAGACAGTATCAACAACTGCCTGAACTTTGCGAGAGGTAGTGATACCCACAGAGTCATAAACAGGGACACAAACAAGACCGAAAGTCTTAGAAGTATCACCCAAACGAATCACACGACCGATAGACTGACTGATACCAATGTAGTCCATGTTGCGAAGGAAGATAACACTTTCCAATCCACTGACGTTGATACCTTCAGATAGAATAGAGTGGTGCAGAACAATAAACTTCTTCTCAGGATCTTTACCCCAAGTGTTCAGTGTCTCAAAGAATTGCTCACGATTGACTTTCTGACCGTCAATGATTGCACCAGTCTTAGATGTGATTGTCATCCAAGACATACCACGATTGGCACAATCAAGAGCAAAGTCACTATCAGTCAGAAGACCAATAATCTGTTTGGTAGTGCGCGCACAGACCAGAACTTTATCAGACTTCTGATCATCAATGGTCTGCATCAGAAAGTCACAATCACGGGAATAAATCTTCTGCTTGTCTTGCACCATCTCCAGTTGCTTGACTACAACTTTGGGAGGGAGAATATAACCACCTTCAACCAACTCAGGTGCAGGGATGTTAGCAAGAACCTGACCATAAACCTCAGTATCATTCATGCCTGGTTTCTTAGGAGTCAGAGAATGTTTAGGGGTTGCTGTATAGAAATAGCAACGATCTGCGTTCTCTGCAAAGAACTCAGTAGCAGGGAAAAAGTTCTTCTTTACACTGTTATGTGCCTCGTCAAAATAGATGTTGTTGACCTCAATATCTGCATCAACAATACGTTGCAGAGAATTGTAGGTGGTAAAGATGATAACATTCTCACCCATGTCGCGGGCAGTGTTAGCAAACACATGGATTTTGTCTGCTTTGGTAGTGCTGAAGTGGTGAGTTTCACCGCTGTGAACGTGCATCACATGGGTGTATGTGGTAGATACCAACTCAAGAAACTCACTGCAAAGTTGCTCTGCAAGGAGAATACGAGGAGCAACAACAACCGTAGTAATACCAACAGGAATTGCCTGCTGATGAATAGTATCCTGAATCATGGTGAGAGTTTTACCGCCGCCAGTAGGCACCAGTATTTTACCTTTATCATACTTCCCCATACGATCAATGATGCGCTGTTGATGTGGACGAAGAGTGATCATGTGTGCTGTGTTGATGTAGATAATATAAAGCACAGAGAGACCCCTAGAAGACCCTCTGTGCCACTTGTTTAACTGTCTTGGTCCTCTTGTGCCTCTTCTGCCTTTTTAATCACTTTAGGACCAACTTGCACTCGGTTCGTTTCATAAAACCATTTAACTCTTTCTTTTCGTGCTTGCATCAGCATATCATATTCTTCTTGTTGTTCTTTAGTGAATCGGAAATCTTGCTGCCTCCAAGTTTTGCGGAGGTCTTCAAGATGTGGCAGGACGTTGACAGTCGTAGTTGGGTAGTTCACAGGATGATAATCAGTTTTTTTGACGACGTTGAGCACGATTTAATCCTTGTGCCTGAGAAAGGATGGTTTCTTGGGTATAAGAATCAAGGTACATGTAACCAAAGAGTTTTCTACCCTCATTGGTAGTGAGATCATAATCTACATTATCCCTTGTAAGATTGTCAACTCGACGTTGTGCTGCTTTTGAGTCTTTGATTGTAAAAGTGGTATTAGTCATTGGATAAAAATCAATAGTCAATGTTGGAGTTCAGACAGTGTACTTGGTTTGGTTAAATTCATCACATTGAATGAAGAACTGATCTCCATTTTCTTGCATTTCAAGTTCTTCACAATCAGCAATCAAGTTGAGAAGAGTTTCTTTGTCTTGATCGAACTGTTCCATTGTGTAACTCATGTCATTCATTTGTTTGACTCTTTTAATATACAGAAGATTGATGTCTTGTGGGAGATTAGTGGACAGTGATTTGAGTGTCCACTGCATTAAGATTTTTCTTTACATGCTCTTCCCAGAATACAGCATCTTCAATCTTAAGAAAGGTTGCTGTTTGTTTTGCATAACCTTTCTTCTTTGGTTTCATGTAATTGACTTGGTACATCATTCCAGTGTCTCAATACTCCAGATACAATAAAAGTGTTAGTGACCATGTAACTAACAAATATACAGGTGCGAATGACAGCAACCCAATCATCATAATTTTCTGTTTTTGTGTCACTGAAACTCCCTAACGAATACTTCCAAACTGTCCATAATTTATTCACGGGTCTTTGTGTCTATACTGTTGTGATTTGTACTCGTCAGGGTTTACATTTCTTCTATTCTTCACATATTCTAATTCATTCCATTGAAAGTTTGAACACACAAGTAAGATGTGATTTTTCTTGTGAGATGTACCCTGATTACACACAACATCCTTCACACCTATCTCAATACTAATAGATTGATCACACTTAAAATACACCCATCCCTCATGGTTCTTCCATTTTACATAATCATTAACCTGAGGAATATAGTTCATTGAAATGCTGCCATCAAAGGATTGAGGTTTAACTGCATCGCAGTATATGGACGGGTGTCGTTAATATCTACTGGATCTCCTTGCTTGGAGTAGTTAATAGGCGCTGAATACCTTCCCTTTTTAACATCATAGAATCCCCAGACGGACTTAGGTGGTACATCAGTATAGGAGAAAGTACCATCATTGACAATGCAAATCCGACAAACATTACGTCGAAATGGTTCAACTTCGTAGTGGTATCCTTTTGGTGGTTCATGCGGAAATGAAGGGGGGAGTTTCAGAAGGTTCACAGGGTTCATCTGCAACAGCAATGTAAGAATAATCTGGATACATTGTAGCAACAATGTATTGAGCAAGTGCTTGAGTAGGTGCCACTACATAAACTTCAACAGTGTAAACAAGTTGTTCATCACTGTCACCACCTTGCATGGCAAGTTCTACCTCAACTTTCCACACATTTCTGTTCTTGAGATGATGCTCCCAAGAAATTACCATATCAGGTTGCATGATGTGCCTTCAAATCTGGGTTTGGTTGTGATGGTACAGTAGGATTACGGTCAAGGTTCTTGATAACAATGAACGCATCTTTGTTGTACTTGCGGGTGCCTTTTACTGGTGCCCACTTAGTACCAGCACCATCAATTTCATACACTGAAGTACCACCAACCTCTACGGCAATGTTATCATCTCTATCCCATCCAAGTTTTTCAAGAGTAATAGCAAGTTCACCTAACCATTTACCCTGTGCCTGCACAGCACAATCATAAACTCTTTCTTCTGGTTCTAAGTTACCATTCATGTTGTAAACTCCTCAACAATTTGGGACTCAAGTTCTTCGGCAAGAGCATAAGTGCGGGCATTTTGAATGTTGTGTCGAAGTTGAGGATAATACTCAACATTAAACTCTTGATCCTTCTGAACAATCAGATCAAAACACTCATTTTCATCTTCAGCGATTACATTCCAAATGCCACCATATTCAGATTGAGGAAATGGGACGAAATGTTCAACAAGGTAAAAAAACTTGGTCATTGTCTCCGATGGATTACTCATTGATTATATCACGAACAGAAGAACTCTTCAAGGTAGTAGTCAACAGTAACCTCAAGTTCTGCTGCTTCACGTTCAACCATCAACCAAAACTCCTCAGCAATGAGTTGTGCGTTCATCTTTTCTTGTTCGGTCATGTCAATCAAACAGCAAGGTTTCCGGCAGGGATTTCAACGATTTCAGGGTCATTATCGTTGAACTCATTCATATCATAGCAGACCCAACCAGCACTGGTGAAGATGTAAGAGTATTCTTCACCATCAGAGAGAAACTCTTCGCGGGTTTCATCATAACGAGGAGGGCAATCCTCACCACGCATTGCATAAGTGAGTGCTTGATACTTACAATCACTCCACTCGTTTCCATTCCAATCTTTATCAGTCCAGAGGCAACTTACATCTCCACCATCCACAAGTGACTCAACTTTATTACGGGTATTATAGTGGGTGCGAAGAATACGGCCTGCCCACTCGGGATAATTGTCGTAATGACTATAAATGCTGAGAATACTTCCATCAGCAAGTTCCAAACCCACTCTTCCTCTTGTAGCCATTTAAGGTGTTTTGTTGAATACCTTGTTACTATAGGGCATCCAGAGCGCCTTACAATGTCTCCTGTGACACTTCCTCAACTGCCACAATGTCCTTGTGCTTATTTGCCTTTTTACTTGCTACTCTATAAATCGCTGCTTTGGTATATCCATTTTCTTTTGCCCAAAGTGCTAATCCAGTTTTAGTTATTTCTGTCCCATCATTAAAAGTTATTTTCCAAGTTTTTGACATTCCATTATTTTGTCCTACAAAACTTGCACGTCCCTTCTCATATCTATGGGTTAGATTTTTTGTTATTTTTTGTTTCCACTCTTGATTAAATGGTTTTCTTTTTTTACCTTTATGAGCATTTGCTATTTTATCTTTATGTTCTTTTGTTTTTGGTAATTTTGCACCAGAAACTCCATCACCACCATTAGTTTTATTGTAAAGAATACCTGTCCCCAAATCTTTCCTGCCAAACACAGAAATCATATAGATTTCGTGCTTAAATGCTTCTTCT